GATAAAGAATTGTTGGCAGATACAAAAGAAGTATTACGTGCGCTTGACCCAGAACGTGTAGCAGAAGGTGAAGCAGCCAGAACAAAGATTAAAGATAAAGTAATTCAAGAACAAGAAGAAGCTGCTGGCACAACTCTGCCTGATGATGAATTTGACTTTATTCCTATCCATGATCTTAGTTATATGCTAGACCCAAGTAAACGAAAAAGAGTTTTTGCTATGGGAATGGACTTAATACAACGAGCAGGAGGCAGACAAAAAGGTGAACGTATAACCGAAACTCTAGGGCGAGGTTTGCGTAGTATGACTAAAGATGAAATAGAAACAGATTTTGGTGTTGGAGAAATATTTAAAAAATATGATTTAACACCAGACGATTTCGCCAGTTTGTTCATGGCTGATGTATCCGCTGCCGCAAGAACATTGCAAGGTGCATCCTCTGTTCGCAAGCTACTTGACGCTTCATTTGATGACATGTTTGGTCTTAATGCACAGCGTAAGGGAGATTTGTATAGTGCTGTACAGACTTTTGAAAAAGAAGGTTCGGCTGGTGTACGTAGGTTCTTAGAAAAAGCAGATGCTGTTACAGATGATGTTCAAGTTGGTGCGGCAAGCCGTATGCTAAATGGTGTTCGTTCTGCTGATGCATTGCGTTTGGCGTTTATGACATCACAGACCGCAACAACTATGCGTAACACTGTATCTGGTTTAGCACGTGTAGGCATTGATGCTGCAACAAAAGCCTTGGATAGAGGCATATCTAAAGTATTACCGGGAGAAAAGTCTTTAGTTGGAAAAGCTAATGAAGATGTGTTTTCTGTACTGTTTGGTATTACAAATAAAAAAGAAGCTATGGCTATTGAAGCTGTATTTAAATCTGGATTTTCAGCAAAAGCTAGTCAAATGTTTCGTGAGTTGCAAGACATTGTTGACGCAACAAACATGGGGTCAGGCGTAAAGCTAGATAAGATGAGAGCAATAGGTGCAAATCTTAACGCATTAAACCAAGCCTCTGATAACATGTTTAAAAGAGCAGCATTTGTGGGTAGCTTGAAAAGACAACTAAATGAAGAGTTTTCAAAAGCCATACGTGCTGGTACAAAAACAAAAGCAGATTTTAAAGAATTTAATCTTCGTGACATTGTAAGGAAAGGTCAATTTAAAAATACATTCAGTACAACAGAAGGCAAAGCTATACTCGACAAAGCTGTAGAAGAGGCTTTGTACTTTACGTATCAAAAGACACCTGACAGTCCTCTCGCCCGTTCTATTATCAACGGCATTCACAAAGCCCCATTTCTTACAACATCCCTTGTTCCATTCCCACGCTTCATTGCAAACGCCATGCGATTTACGTATGAATATTCACCACTATATTTAATGGACGCTGGCTTTGTAAGATTTGCCACAAAGAACCAAGACAACTACGAAGAGTTGGCTAAAGGTCTAGTGGGCACAGGATTTTTAATCGGTGCTATCGGCTATAGAATGTCAGAACATGCAGGAGAGAACTGGTGGGAGGGTAAAAAAGCTGATGGTAGCACCTATGATCTAAGACCGTTTTTCCCTGCTGCGCCATTTTTGTTTGTTGGTGATCTTGTGGCTAGGGCGATAGATCAAGATACTGCTAAGATAGCTGGATTCAAAGAACAAGATCGTCCATTATATGGTGATCGTAATGAGTTAGCTGACGCAATACAAGCATTGTCAGGCACACAGTTTCGGGCGGGTTCAGGATTGTATGCACTCGATGCTGCACTTCGTGATGTCATGGCAGAAGATGATCCACAAAAAGTAGAACGCATGTTAACTGCAGCAACAGCAAACATTATTAACACATATAGCATACCATTAACAATGTTGCAAGATACATTTAATACATTCGCTGCACCAGATGATGCACGTATAGTTAAAGATACTAATTCATCAGACATGTTAAGTTTTGGTATAAATAAATCTCTTGCTCGTATTCCTATGAATTATAAAATTGAAGAGTACCTTTCAGAATTAATCGGAACTCGTCCATCAGAGATATATCAATCACCAACACGTGCAGAGGATTTGCGCAGAGTTACCCCATTTTCTAGGCAGGTATACGGTGTTTTATATAATGAAAGAAAAAATAGATTTGAAAAAGAACTAGCAAAAAACAAAATATCTCGTAGGATTGTTTTTGCAAAAACTGGTGTACCTGAAGCGGATGCTTTGATATCACAATTTATGGGAGAATACATTACAGATTATGTCGTACCTGCAATAGAGCAAAGTGATGTGTATGATAAACTTACAAGAGAGGGAAAGAAGGACTTCTTAAAACGGGTGATACAAGAATATCGTAGCGACATTATGGATGTGGTTGAGTTTAATTCTAAGCAAGATGTATTTAAAGAAAGATTTGGATTTGATCCAATGCAAAAAGCTGCTTTTAATAAAGTGCCTAAAGTAGATGCTGAAAGAGCAATGCAAGTATACCATGATCTACACGGTGAACCACAGGATGGTGAGACATACGATTATACTAAACTATTATACTATGTAAAATATCTTAGACAAATGAGAAAAGCAGGAGTGTTTGACTAAATAAGGGGGCCGTTAAGCCCCCTCTTTTTTTATCCAGTATTCTAACTCCCACCAACCATTGAAGTCTCTGACACAATCACATATGGTATTAGTCAGTGCCATGCCCACGATGTATATTAACCATAGGCATATAGAACCACCTATAGTATACTTAACGATTGTCACCAGAGCCAGACAAAGTACCCCTAGCTTTTCTATCAGCCAGCTTTCGCAGATTGTTTTCCATAACATGTCCTAAATCCATTTCCATTTCTGCAGCAAGCACAGCACAATACCACATAACGTCACCAATCTCGTAGGCAATCTCAATCTTCTTTGCTTGGTATTCGTCTGGTGGTGCGCCATCCCTTATAAATTTTTTTACCTTATTGGCAATCTCTCCTGCCTCTCCTGTAAGACCTAGCGTAAGATACTCTGTAGCTTTATCCTTTGGAAAGATAGCTGTGCTACACGCTTTCTCTTGATACTCTGTGGCTGTAATACTATTCATATATTTTTCCTTTATCCAGTTTTTAGCCTCTTGCTCTAGCTTGTTCATTGTGTTGTACTTTCTTTAGGTTTGCATGATAGGCATCATTATATCCCCGTAGCCATTCACGGTGTTGCATTGTGTTGTGGTCAATACCACTATCACAAAGAAAGAATTTACCTTTCTCGCTTTTGCTTGTTTTACCTTTTACAAAAGCATCATGCCCCCATTGATATTGTATTTTTAATGGGGCATCATACTTACTAAGACCATTACGCCGTTTCATTATTGTTACCTTTCATAGAAGCAGAAAGCATTTTTGCAAACCCAGAACTTGCAACTTGTATTTGATCCAGTTCCATTCTGGCTTTTGCTATCCTATCTCTTAGACTTACAACTTGATTGAGCATATACCTTTGCGTATCAGTCAGTTCATCCACTACATAGTCTGTGCCATCAATGTTAACAGTCTGTTTCTTTTCCTTTGCCACCTTGTTTTTCCTCCTGCTTTTGTTTGTACTTTATCCATTCTTCATACTGTGGGTGATGACGAGGTGGGTCATATTGTACCCAATCCTCGCCCCGTTTCCAAATTAGCCTACTCATTAAAATAATTATTGAGTATGTCTAATCTATCTTCATGCATAGCGATTTTATCTAACTCACCTTGCATAGCTTCCATTATATCAGAATGTTCACCAATACCTACAGGGTTTCTAAGATAGCACTCTATGTTAGCTACATGCAAAGCAACATTAGCCTGTGCATGTTTACGTAATACGTCTATCATTTGTTCTCTCATTTGTCAAGTCCTTTCCCTTTTTAAACTTACGACCAATAAAAAATACAATCGCGTTAATTATAGTATTGGCAGTGATGACTACTATCAACCACCACTGCCACCATGTAGGCATATCAACTCCCTCTATCATGCTGCGTTCAAGTCCACTACCTCACAAGCATCTGCAGTACACGCCAACTCACGTCCACCAGTTGTTGTATCTTCTTTCTCAAACTCCTGTAGCTTTGACCAGTCAATGCTGACAGGCATACGCTTTAACATCTCACCATACTGTTCTACTGTACAGTCTTGATACGGGGCTTGTTGGTAGGTATGCTCACTGAATGGCAGAAAGCTAATACCTGATACTTCATCAAAGTGTTCATACACCCAAGCACCTACGTCCATCCACTCATGCTCTTTGACAGAGATAGTTACAGAGGGTTTGTGTTCACACCAGTGACGTTGATATATAAGCCACAGTTCAAGTTGTTCAATAGCTGACATATCAAATCTTGTTACTGCACCTGCTGGTGACTTCATGGGGAAGCTAAACACAGTAGTGCTATCCGGCTTCATCACGTCTGGCTCTGCCGGTATTCCTACATTGACCAAGAATTGTGTGAGGGGGTCTTTGTTGTCACCCCGCACAGTGCGAATGTAGTATGGGTTGTGTCGAGCATGAATGCCAGACGCACTGTTTACAAGCTGTGAAACTGTACCTGACGGCTTTACACATGTAATGGCTGTAGAGATAGGGATGTTCAACTCAGAAGCCATTGCAGCGTTTGTGGTCACCGCTTGTATGCGCAACGCATTTAGTGTCGCACCAATGTTCATACCCAGATGTGCTGACTTGCCAGACATCATGGCGTTGTCCATGATACCTGTCAGTGACACACCAAGCAAACGCTCTTCTTCTGTGTTGCGTCTCCATATCTTACGTAGGTATTTGAAGTTAGTAAGCGTGGACTGGAACGTACCAAGGATGGTAGCCAGACGCACTTTTTCTGTGAGAGTCTGTTGCGTATCGGTTGCACGAACAACGACCTCAGACAAATTACAGAACTGATACGGACGCAAGATTATTTCGCTGCATGGATTGCAACCAAAGTCATGCTCCACATCACGGCGTCCATTCTTTGCTGCTTGCTTCTGTGCGGCCTGACGATTAAAGATGCCACGCTCACCAGATTTGCTATCATACAAAGATAGCCACTCACGCATAAATGTACCCATCTCTGGCTTGCCTTTGTACGCAACGCTATTATTTGCAAGCGCACGTTGTCCTTCATTTGTCCACCACTGCCCCGACTTGGCGTGTGCCATCTGGTCATCGTTCAGATTAGACAGACTAATGAGGGCAGAGCGACGAACACCACCAACTACGACGACCTCACCAATCTTGCACATGATGTCGTGGCACTCAATTGGAAACAGCCGACGACCTGTGGCATTAACAAACTTGGCCACAATAAATTGGAACAGTTCTTCCAGAGGGGCTGGGCCACTAGCGCGACCACCAAACGTCTTCAGACGCGCACCAGCAGGGCGAACCTCGCTGGTATCCCACTTCGGGACTTTTCCTGCGTAAAGGAGCGAAATTAATTCACGCAGCGACGTAGCCCAGCCCATGCGGGAGTCGCCAACTTTGATGACAGTATCCGTGTCATCCATGTCTTCGTTGACGACAGGCAGCTTCTCCACATTATGTCTTTCCACAGAGAAGCCTACACCAGTGCCACACATGAGGATATACATTGTTTCATCAAATGCACGTGTATTATCCACAGGTACGTAGGAGCAGTTGTAACCACCGACGTGACAACGGTCAAGCGCGGGACCGGCAGTCATCAATGCTCTCATGCTTGGCATGATGTCTTGATTAAGTACAGCCTCTTCTAACTCACCTCTTAGTGAATCAGAAAGCTGATAGTCATGTTTAGCGACCAGATGCCCAGTAATATAATCAAAGTATCTTTCGACTGTTTCACCCCATGTCTCCCTTCGTTCTTCTTCTTCAATCCACCTTGCGTAACGAGAGGTGGCAATAAATGTTTGATAGTCTGTAGGTAAATAGTTGTTCATGTTTCACTCCATGTTTATTTTCATATGTTTGATTTCCATACCAGGTAATTCGTGAAAGTAATCCTCTAAACTTTCTTGTATTTCTTCTGTAGGATTTTCATCGGCTGGCATTGTATATTCTTCAGGGTCAATGTCTAGTGTGATGTAAATTTTAACTCGCATCACTATCCTCTATAGCCTTCTCTAGTGCATGGATGTACCACTTTGCCTTTTGTACATCTTCTAGTGGCTTGCCCTTGTAGTCAAAACGCCACAGGTATTTCATTATATTACCTTGCAAATAGTATTTAAAATTTGGCCCAAGTGCAGCTTGGATGGCAGTAATGCACTCAATGCCTGACTGATTATAATGTGGTGGGCTATCTACCATAGAAGGAGTGCCACCAATTTCATCTTGCTCTGCTCCTTTAATTTTAAATGGTGCGCCAGCCTCGTCTGCTTTCATAGCTTGTTTCATATACTCTTCGTGTCGCATCATGCTTCTCCTTTTGCTTTTGTTGCAAACGTCAGATGCACAACATTATCGTCGTCATCCCGTCTGATTACAACTTCCTGTTCCTCTTCGTTATCTGTCAACGTCATCAGTTCTTCTGTGTACTCTTCACAATATTTATATATTTGTTCGCGTACATATTCATCTTGCTCCATCACTGGAAGCGCAGACAGTATCATCCTAACAAATAATTCCATACCACGATATACTTCTTCTGTCAACTCATTATTCTCAGAAGTTATAACTGATACCTCTGCATCCCCTGACCATTCACCTTTTGCTGTATAGGTAGGGCGTATTCTAATCAAAAAGTCTTCATCTTCTACTGCTCTTGCCACGATAAACTCCTTTCTTTTTTTCGCCCTTGAATGGTATAAACTTCGGATGTTTATTCTTTCCTTTTTCTTTTAACCAATCTTCAGGAATAATTCTATCATAGTATTTAAAATTATGCTTTATACACCATTCTGCATAAGATGATTTGGCACCCTTGCGTAGCTTACGTCTACTGTTTTCAAACACAAAACGAATGTCCAGTTGTGGGTGCTGTTTACTTATGGCTATGTGCTTCCTCCTGTCAGCAGCCGTGAACATACCCTTTGTTTCAATGATAATGCCGTTGTGCAGCACGAAGTCGGGTGTGTAGGTTCTGTATGCTAAGTCTTCCCACTCAATCTTCACAGCCTCGTACAAAAACTTTATTTTTAGCTGTGTTAGTTTTTCGGAAACAGATTGCTCCAAACCACTACGATACCCATTCTTTCGTGCTGCCCGATATGCTTTGCCGTTAAACACTACAGTGCGCGACCACGCCAGAAGTCCACAGGGTCACGATATCCAATGGCCCTTAGTTCTTCGCGCAGAACTTTGTCTGCTTCATTACGCGCCTCAATAGCCGCACGAACCCCAGCAGTTTTGCGTTCACGATATTCCTTACGCAAGTCGCTAAGTTTCTGTTCAGTAAGTTTAATCTCTTCTGTGAGAGCATCAAGTTCAAGTTTGTCATCCATTTACATACTCCTCTGCTAGTTCTACATAATTAACCATCTTTGGTTCTTTTGCCTGAGACTTTACAGCAGGTAGTTCCTGCAAGTTGGGCCAGCAAGAAAATCTGTAATCACAGAATGAACACTCTTTGCACAAGACTTTGTTGCCTGTCTCTTTGCCTCTAAATGTTTCAGCTTGTGCGTCATAGCAACGCTCAAACTTATTCTCTTCCAACTTCTCCACAAGATTTTCAATCTTTTGAATCTCTGTGTTGATGTTGATGTTGGCTGGTACATATTTAAACTGCCCATTGGCCTTATTAATTACCCACCAGCCCCCAGGTTTTTTGTCAGTAGCTTTTGCATAGCCAGCAAGCTGCCCTACATAACCAAAGGAATCATTGTCTTTCAGCGCTTCGTATGACTGAAACTTGTGCTTGTATGACCAGTCAGATGCAGACTTAACATCGTCAACTGCCTCGTCAATAATCAAGTCATATGTACCATCAATGTTTGCATTCTTCAAGGGTAACGTCACACGTTCAGAGTCTTGGTACTCAACCTTCGCCTCTTTCAGTATGCCCTTGAAGATTGCCTCAATGATGTCGCCTAGTATCATGTTCATTACGAATGTCGTGGGGCGAGGCATAGCTGTCTCTGGCTTGTTCTTTTCAAACCATAGCTGACAGTACGGTCTACCCACATTAGACATGCGAAGGCGAAATCCCCTTGGCTCAGTTCTGTTGAACTGACGTAGAACAGCTTCCCTGACATCCTCTGCAACTTGTGCAGCAGTTTCACTTGAGAATGTCGATTTGTTATTCACGACACTCCCAAGGTAACTGTGGATAGCTAGTTCAGCAGGATGATTAAGACTGTTCATCGTCTACGTCTACCGTAATAAACTCGCCAACAACGCTTTCATCATCCTCTGGCTCACCGTTTGCAACCTTATCCCATTCGGACAAGACCCACGTGTTGAAGTTTTCGATATACATCATAAACTCTTTGAACACGTCTTGGTCTTCTGGCGTGACCTCAAGATTATTTTGCATATCAAGGCTAACCACGGGAACATAGAACGTAGAACCAGTTGGCAGTTCACGGCCCTGTGTTTCCACAATCATGTGATGCTGTGGGGGAAGACGACGCATTTGACCCAGCTTATTAAAAGCCTGACCTACGTTTTTAAAACCTTCCTTGCTATCAATCTCCCACACACATGGGACATCAGTAACATCCTGCGCATCACCTTGTTCAGTGGTGCCAGACATGGATGCAGTGCCAAACACCACACGAACCCTGCGTATCTGACGAATAAGTTCTTTTGTGGTATCCGGTAACGCATCAAAGTCCTTAATGTAACCACCAGGTTTTCCACAGTTAAACGTGCCAGCACTATCTTTCAGGTCAATGTCTAAGGTATCAGCCATGACAGTTTTATGATAATTATTGGCATTGCTATCGTATCGCTGATACATAAAGCGTTGGACAAAAGGACGCAGCACAACCTTGTCAGCATAGATGATTTGATTGTCTGTGTTCTGTAGTCCCAACGCACCAGCAGACACAATCTCCATCTTCATAGTTTTGCCATTCACATCGGCATCCCCCATGATAGATTTCTTGTTAATACGCAACCGTGCCAGACTAGATTTCTTCTCGCCTGTGTCGTAGGCCATGCCCATCATCTGCGCCATAGCTGCATAGTTGTCTGTATCAATAGTCGTTAGTTCACTCATACTTTTTGACTCCTTTCTGCGAAAAATAAAAACGAGTTATATCACATTACGTCTTTCGTGTCAAGCCAATTCGGGCCAATCTTTGCTTCTAATACGAGAGGCACGTTAAAGTCGATACCCCATCTACCTGCGATTAATCCGGGTAATTCTTTATTGGTTGTGTCAATAGCTTGTAACACAAGTCTTTCTTCCATTGGGTGCATGTCAATCACGATACTGTCATGGACACTGTTTACGATACAGGACTTGGCATACTGTAGAAGTGTGTCAATATGTAGCAAGGCAACCGGAACAATGTCTGCCGTAGCCAGTGACTGCACAGGATAGTTCTTTAGCTGTGTAAAATGTGACACACGCCCACTCTCCAGCCTTTGTACATCAGGGAAAGCAAACTCCCTGCCAGAAGGTGTAACAACCTTCTTGTTTTCTAAAGCCTCTTTAGCCAATCGGGAATGCCAAGTTGCGATGCCTTTGTATTTTTCCGTGAAGTGCGTGTAATACTCTGCCTCCGCTGGAGTTCTCCCAAAGCCCGTTGCTCCATAAAGAGGCGCGAACGTATGCGCCTTCGCTTCTTGGCGACTTGTCGGTTGACCAGCATTAGTAATAACTTCACTGGTATACGCATGTACATCAAATCCAGTAGATACTTCATCAATTGCAACTCCATCTTGTGACAGGAAAGCAGCTACCCTAAACTCAAGCTGTGCAAAGTCTGCTTCCACAATTTTACCATTATCAAAACGTGATACAAACACTCGCTTGACAGGGAATGTACCACCACGAGGCATGTTCTGCATGTTGGGGTCAGCACCACTGAAGCGACCTGTGGCCGTGCGATGCTGCAACAATCGAACATGTAGCTTGCCATCATACTTTGTGTGCGTCTTGATGCCATCAACAAAGGATGATAGATATGTATCCAATGCACTCAACCTACTAACATCGTTGAGAAAATCCCTAGCTACCTGCATGTTGTTCTGCGTGGCTATGCCTTTCAGTATAGCTAGATTGCCCTTGCTTGTGGAGAAGCCATTGGCACTAGCCCACTTGGCATTGGGTGCAGTAAACTTTAGGCCAGCAACTTCCTTTGTTCTCTGATACAGAAAGCCTGATGCTGCACAGTCTACACATTTGTTTGGTTTGCTGTATGGGTCGCCATTCTTTTTTGTCTTGCGAACATAACCTGTGCCGTTGCATGGCTTACATTTAACTGCGCCGGTTTTGTAGACAATCTCTGTCTCAGTCTTCACAACATCCTTAAAGTCCTTCTCCTTCATGTAAGGATGGATGGCGTTAGCCCACACAGTTTTGTTCTTTGGCTTACGACTATAAACAACCCACGACAATTGTTCTGGGCTGTTGAGATTAACTGGCGTATCTCCCATCAACTCACGCACCTGTGCTGTCAGGTTGTACGTCAGCATGTCCTTCTCTTGTTGGAACTCAGCCCTAACGTCCTCAAGTGCGTCCATGTCCACAGTCAGACCACGCTGGTAGATACGGGCCAAACACACAGCCACCTGGTTCGTCAGGTCAACTGTACCCATAAGCCCACTATCCTTTGGTGTGTTCAGACGATGCATCAGCTTGTCAGCAAGTTGCTGCGTAGCCTCAAGGTCAGCGACTAGATACTCAGTCAGTTCATTGTATGGTATGTCACGAGTGCTGACACCCTGCTTAAAATATTCTTTCAGCGTATCCTGCTTCTTTGTATCCAACTCGTAACGCTCTGCACACGCCTCAAGCGACAGTGGCTCCTTCTGCCCACGTTGTAAGACATACTCTGCCAGCATCGTGTCAAACACAGGGCCATCATACCTGAAGCCCGACTCCCACAGCCACAGCAAATCATGCGCTGCATTGTGGCAGATAAGCACAGTGGCCTCGTCAAGAAGCATCTGCACACGCTCGTAATAGTCCTCCTGATTAGGATGGTCAGCGTGGTCGAATGGAAACGTCAAGCACTGCCCTTGGTCAGTGAGCATCCCAACCATGACCAATGTATTCTCTGGCTCAAAAGGGTCGAGGTGCATCTTACCATCACGCTTTGTTACAGTGTTCTCTACATCCAGTGTTAGCTTCATACTTCATATCTCCCGTAAACATTATCCAAATTACAATGTAGTCGCCCATGCCACCCTGTCAACTTGTTCTTCACAATATTTAGATGACGTTGTGGGTCTTGTCTGTTCTGCCCTTCAATAAGTGGGTTGGCTGCAATCAGTATCATCAGGTCTGCCTCTGCTGCCTTGCCTGTCTTTGACCCTTCCATCATGCTCTGGTTCAAAACTGTCTTACCCTCTGCTTCAGCCGACAACTGTGACATGTAGAACACGACGCAACCATACTGCTTGCCAATCTCTCTAGCATAGATGACGTTGGCTTTCAATGCTTCATCCTGTCGCGTGTACCCATGCATCGTGGCAAACTTGTCACCCATGTCTAGCACAATCACGTCAGGTTGATAGCTTTTGACTACGCTCTCTACCCACGCCATGTTCTTACCTGTCGAATCCTTGAACTTGATGTTGTCTGTAATCTGATTGTATAGGCTGTGTGCTTTCTCCTTGTCCCTAGATATTTCTTCCATCGTCATGTGCGTTGCAGCAGTGAGGTATCTCTCTGCCACACGCAATGCCTTTTCCTCGTTACACAGGATAATGCACTTGGCACCCTGATGTGCAAACCCACGAGGCGCAGCAATCATACTGGCATGGAAGGATGTCTTGCCCGTGTTTGGCCTAGCACCAATCTCAATTAGCTGACCAGCATTGACACCCCTAATCTCTTGCGCCAGCGTTGGCAGGTTAAACTTCCATCGACTCTCCAAGGAATGACTCTCAAGTATTGAGTCAATGCTGATGTCTTCCCACTCAAGATTCAAGTCAGGTGTGAAGTCATCGTTATACTTTGTAAGCAACTCTCTCAGAGGCTCCATAGTGGCCTCATCACCATTGGAGTAGTTTACCCCCATGTTCACGATTACCTTGCCTATATGACGCTGGAACAGGCGAGAAACCACATCTGCTGCCACGTCGTTACCCATTGGCCTCTCGCTGCTCAACTTGTGAAACAATTCCTGATAGGAATGCTCTTGTGCTGTAGTTAATGCTGGAGTATGCGCCAAGAAATACATCGACACTTCCTCTGGTGTTACAGACCTTTTGTATTGCTCCATCATTTTGTCGATGCATCGTATAATCTTTACGCCCTCATCAGTGAACAACTCGTCTGGACATTTGTTCACCCTATGTTCTTTATAGAACTCCTCGTTCATCAAGGAGCGAATCATTGTCATTTCCATTGCATGTCTCCTAGTAGTTTCATATCTCTATCGTTCCTGTATTTCAAATCTTGTTGTAGATTCAGTATCTTAACTCTGCTTACATAGTTCTCCAAAGCCTGTGCATGGGTTGCCGACTTGGCGATAGCATCAGGGTCAAGAGCAACTAAGACAGTGGAGAACTGTGCCAAATACTGTTTGTGAGTTTGTTGTAAACTCGTGCCAAGCAACGCCACCCCTACAAAACCTTTGACATTGCCAACAACAGCAGCACTAACACAGTCCTCCACCACGACAGCGACAGAACCAGTGCCACAGATATAGGGGAGACTGCTAGACCCATACCTCTTCCACTTTGGCTGTCGCCTTGTCAACGCCCTACCTGTGGCGTCAACAATCTTGTTATCGTGCCTCACCAGAAACACAGCGCGTTCTTCGCGCACATCATACATCAATCCCAACTCAACAGCATCCAACTCGTAGCTGTCTGCCCAGTCTCCTACAAGTTGATTGCAAGGGACGATGTATTCTGGTAGCACAAAATCCTCTTCTTTCTTTCCTTGGCGCATCAGTTCGATATCTTCTATCGACCACATGACACCCTTCGCACCACTAGCTTTGCATGATGCCTTGTAACAATTCCATACGATGCTGCCACCCATGTTGGTCACAGAGAAAGTATTGTAGCCCTTACAGTATGGACAATTCGTACGAATAGTTTCACCATACCTGACATCATAATCATTTAGTACATCATTTAATGTTACTATCATATTATGTATCCTTCCTTTGCCGCATCTAATGTTTAACTACCATGATTCCGACGTTTTGTCAAGGCATAATTTGCACTCTCAAACGTATGTTTCATGTATGGCTTGACCGATTGTGGGTTAGCATGTCCTGTTACCGACATAATTTGTCCTATACTCACACCAGCATCTACCATTTCTGTTGTTCCTGTTCGACGTAGGTCACGAAGCTGCAACTCACTGGACAACCCAGCCTCGTCCATAATCTTTCTCGCATGTCGGGGCAACTTGTACATACTGTATGGCTTGTACACGCCCTGCAATGGGTAAGGTCTAGGTGCCACATATTCTTGGAATCCAAAGTCATCCTGTTGCTGCTTCAACATGTCGCATAAGTCATCCGATATGGGAAGAAATACTTCTGCCCTACGCTTTGACTGTTCAATATGCACAGCTTGCTTATCAAAATGTATAGAATCCCACGTCAGTAGACGCATGTCACCTAGACGCTGACACCACTCGTAGGCCATCTGTGCAATAAGTCCTATGTTCCTAGTGCTGAAGTCGCTATATGCGACTGATAAAAACTGTTGAACATCCTCTTGCGTCCAGACAACCTTACGAGATTGTGTGTTTCTTTTCTTTACCTTGTCGAATGGGTTGGTTGTTACATGCTCCATCCTGACACCATGATTAAAAATAATCCTGGCTACAGACATAAGGTGATTCGCAAATGACACACCCCTCTCACACCATCCATCATACATCTTCTTTGCAAACAATGGTGTAATATCCTTGAGGCGTGTGCCATTCATATCCTGCGAAACCACAGTGATGTGGTAATCATACTGCACTTTAGTATCAGGGCGTAAACTCCTGTATTCTAAAGTTTTCTTGTAGTCATTCGACAAGTCGGAAAAGTTTTTCATAGACTACTCCTATAGAAATGATAGATGATTACCACCCACATGTAACATACTGCTAACTCAAGCAGCAAGGCTACATGTCCCACTCTTTGATTTCGACATCCTTATCGACGAGGGCGTGGCGTATGCCCCACCATGCGTCATCTACTTGGCGCAGGTCATCATAGTCGAGGGTGCAAAACTCACTGACCCGACTACGAATCGGAACCCATGCCTTGAGCAAAGTCAGGATAGCATCCTGCTGCGTAGGCGTCATAGCCTTCCAGCATTGGGTTGCTGCTTCACGCTTCAATTCCCACTCATTCAATGTCTCACTCATATCTAGTCTCCTCTCAATCACAAGATGTCTGTCGGGTAATCACGGCCACCCAACGCTGCCGTTCTTCGTCGTACTTGACTGGACGAACCAGCCTCGTCCCATACCCAAGAGGATGCCACCCCCTGAAGTATAAGTCAACCTGTTTTTGCAGACCAGCCTCTGTTTCGTCTGTCAGTTCTACTCGTATGTCTTTCATCAGCAGTATATCCTTTCCATGATTCCGTTGAAGGCATGATACATCATCCATCCTAAGAATGCCCAGCAGCACGCAAGCAGTAGTATCTCAATGTCATCGTGCGTGAGGTAGTATTCCACAGCTTTGTCCCATAGCTTACTCATGCTCACCTCCATTGCCTCTGCCAAGCCCACCAAAATACTGTGGCCTACGCTTGGCTGTTTCAAACACACCTGCCGTGATAAAGATGCCAGCAATTAACAGGACATGGGCAATGGCACTGATACCAAAGGCAACGATACTGCCAAGCCACATGCTAAAGATAATACACCACATCCACGCCAGCACTTGCATTATCATATGCCGTGTATTCATGTCCGGTATGTGGGACAAGGGATTGTAACGCCAATCCATAATCATGTTCCAGGTATTACGCATCCTCTTTCTCCTTTCGTGGGGGCTGATATAACCCCCACTTGATAAGCATTTCTGTTTCAGCTTCATGGTTGGGATTGTCCCACTCAATGTCTATGATGTGCTTGTCATCCCAGTCATGGTCAAACAATGTGTCCTCGTCCATGTCAGTCCATCCTCGTGACAAAGTAGCCATCGGCAGTCGGCAGCGCAGTGATTGCATAGGGATAGAAGTACACAGTGCCATCCTTTGTCTGCATCTTGCCCACATACTCTAGGTCTTCATCATCTTCGTGTGGACTCTGCCACCGGCCATCCTCTGTGACTGTGCCTTCAAACTTATACAACTCACCAAAGCCATAGCGTTCTGTCATGTATTGCACAAGGTCTTTACCACCCAGAATATTATACTCGACAACCCAATGAGGCAACAGGCCAAGTGATTCGACAAGGTGTTTCTTTGGTGCATCATAGTGCGTAGTGTTCAATACCAGATTCATATCTACTCTCCTTTCGGGCAGGGTTCCATGCTGAAGTAAACGTACTTGTTGTCCACAGCAATGTGTGGGACATCAGGCCGCACCTCTTGCTTGCCTACATATGTGAACGTGCAATCCTGTTCCAGCTTGTCGTTCATGTCTGTGATAAACTCTGCGTTGTCATGTGCAAACATAGCGAACGCAAAGGTAGCTAACAATCCTAACATATCATATCTCCTTTCTACTTGTAAGCCTTCTTAGAAAACAAGTCAGCCAATGACACAAGGTACATCTCCGACTTGTTGAAGTCACCACCTTTTACCTGACGAGGCTGCATCTTGTCAAGCACTTTCTTCATGGTGGCTGTCGGGAAGATGATTGTGCAATACATATCATTGTCCCTATCTGCTAGGTTCTGCACCCAGTACGCAGCCTCTGTCGCATTAATGCCGGATGGTTTATCAAAGCACTGGTATTCCACAGCGATGTTGCCCCACTTCGTCCACATCTCATTGCGTTCAGTCTTTATCTCAAACTTGTCACGTGTCATGCCCATCATGTGCAGGAACGTATCCTCGCCCCACTCTCCGAAAGACATATCGAAATCAAACTTCTTCTGGTTCTGTTTATCTGGCCGCATAGGTGTTCTCCTTTCTATGAGTATATTTCAGTCAGATGATGATTAGGATGAACCCACCCATCGTAGTCTTCAGATTCCTTCGGTGCATACTGCCCGTCTGGGAATTGATTGGTTGCATCCACCCCATTGATGAATGACCCGTAATACTCCATACCATACTCGACATAGTATGCCTCAAAGTCATAGCCTTTCTGGTGCATAATTTCCCACACCGCATCTGGTGGCGACCATGCCGTGTCAAACTTGACAATCAGCATATCATCGGTGACTTCAACACTCTCACAGCGAATGTCCCACTTGGTTCCCCAATGTTCCAGACGCCATTCGTACCAGCCGTCTGTCGGCTCATCGTCTTCATCCCTTTGCTCTGGCACAATATAGTGACACAGATTGCCTTCCTCAATAGCTTCTACAAGCGATGGATTGTGGTTCTTGATATACATTACATTCTGACACCAGTTTGGCATAGCTTGTCTCCTTTCTCTAAAACTTAGGTTCGTATAGTATGCCATCAGCAAACAGTTGCGTCAGGCGTTGCGCCTCTGCCCTTGTGGCAGGATTGCCCTCTTCGTCGTCCCAATTCCAGGTGTCAATAAGTTGACGCAGCGCGACCAACTGTCGTTGTACATTGACAAGGCGTGGGTCATCTTCTGGTTCTAGTATCATGTGTTCATTCCTTTCAGTATGTGTGTGATAACATCCACAGTCCAGCCATTGCCTAGCATCCTGTAACGCTGTGTGTTGCTGACATGGGCTGTGTATCCTTCCGGCACAGTTTGCAGTCTCTCGCACTCCAATGGCGTTAGCTTGCGCCATGTGGTATCTGTCACTGTAGTTTTAGGCTCTAAATTTCCCCCGCTGCTGGCACACAACGCAGGTGCCTTGCCATCAGGATGATAGACACGACGCACATAATCGTGACCCTTTAAATTAGCGTGTCCTGCCATGATTAGCCCATTGCGTGTTGGCACATAGCCATTGCTGTAACCGTGCGTACCAGCGCACAATGTGCCACTCTTGCCATCCAAAGGGTGGATAGTATTAGCCTGACTTTTATATGTAGGGTTCAACTGATTACCACCCTTGTATCCCTTGACAAGATGCTTGCCAGCCTCATAGTGGGAAGCAACTGGTTCAGTCTCTAGTATATCACGCATGACAATACCCTTATCGTCAGGTAGTCCATCCATTGGAATGTTTGTCCAGTAATATCTTGGACGGTTCTGTGCAGATACCAGACTACTATTTATTAGCATAGGCTCGACACCTAGTGCCTCAGTGATTACATCCATTGACTGCTGTTTCATCTTGACATTTTCCAAGAGAAAATATTTCGGCTGCAACTCCCTCAGTAGGCGCACATATTCCCAAAACAACTTGGAACGTGGGTCGTCAAAGTTTAGTTGCTTACCAGCAAAGCTGAAGCCTTGGCATGGACTGCCACCAATCAGTAGGTCAATCTGTGGCAAATCATCTGCCTTCACGTCACGCACATCACCTAGATGTACCGTGTCAGGATAGTTAGCCTTTGCCACATTGATAGCGTGTTTGTCTATCTCGCTCGCAAAATAATTGTCAACCTGGATTCCCGACTTCTGTAGTGCAATCTGACCGCACGACATACCGTCAAATAAACTAAGCACATTCATAACGCAATACCTCCAACTCAAGTTGATATTCATTTACCCTAGACCAATCATCGTCTGACAGTTTATCTATCTGTTTGTCTGTCAATAGATGATGTATGTTGTATAGGTTAACGATATCCCCATTGGGATACCGTTTTAAGTTTCTAAAATCTTGTTGTCTCATTATGCAACATCCTTTCCGAACCAACGCTTGGCCGTCATATCATTGATGACATACTTACTACCAGACTTCATGTCTTGCACAATCCAAGGATTCTTCCTTGCCCTAGTCTTGTACCCAACAAGTGAAAACGTCTTGCCTTGCTGGTTGGCAATCTTGTTTGTGTCTAGGTCAGCTATGTTGGCAAAAGTTTCTAGGTCACGTTCTTCTTTTGAACAAGCACCCTGTTCCCTAACCTCAACCTTGAAGGTAACTTGTGCGTCATCGAATGACGCATTACCTGCGTGTATCTCGTACCCTTCAATCCCATGCTCCGCAAAGATTGCGTTGAGTTTGTTGCGTAGTGCTTTAGCTGTTGTCCTATCCATTGTAAGATACCTCCTGCATCTGTTGCTTTGCTTTACGATTTGCCCTCCGGCTGCGCCGCCAATCTTGCAACGCTTTAACCTTTTTCTTTACCGGAATTTTCTGGAACGTCAACTCGTTTGCCTTTTTGTCTTTCTGCTTTGCCATAGCTACCCTTACCTTTCTTGTTTGGTACGACACTCGCCCTGCGTCGTGACAGAGCGAGTGCCTTGGCTACCGGATTGATTGGCGTAATCCTACGCACGAGCTACAAACTTACCACTGTTGGCATCACGCGACACCGACAGATAGCCCTTGTTGGAAGAGAATGTACCCTTCTGCTTGTAACGACCGGTTGTGCGGCGAAACTGGAGATTCTCCACGCCCACAGGATTACGAATGATTGCCTTCACATTTACAGTCTTTTTGAACATAGCATAGTCTCCTTATGTTGGTTACAGTGTGGTGTTAGTAAGTTCTATCTCATACCCTAGCTTGTCGCGAATGTCAAGCACCTGATACCGATAAAATGTCTTGCGTCCACACAAATCCGCAAGAAACCTGGAT